GGAGAAGGACCGGGAGCTATTGCAAAGGCGATGGATAGAAAGGTTGATTCTTTGTCAGTGATTGCAAGCAGGATGTTGCAGAATGATCCAAAAGGAGTGGAATCAGCAGAAACAGCAGAGATACACAGAGCCGCAGAACATGGCACATTATCTTCAATGGCTATGTCATTGGGTGAAGCATATGAAGTGATTCTGATGATCATTGCTGATTGGCTTGGCATACAGAATGCTGATATCACAGTTATGTTCAATACTGATTATTCGATCAAGAACATTGATCCTCAGTTGTTTGCAAATCTGACTAGTGCTAGACAGGCTGGGCTTATCAGTCATTATATCTATTTCCATAATCTTCTGAAGGGTGAGATGGTACCAGATGATTGGACAATTGAAGAAGAGGCAGAGGCAAGGGCACAGGATATGATTGCACAATCTGCCTTGACAACAGGCTTTGAAGAAGAGAATGAAGAGATAGACGAAGAAGAACAAGAAGAAGACGAATAATGACATTATCAAAATTCATATATAAAAAGTATCTTGAGATACAACCCAAGAACGCAAAAGAGTTGTATAGATTCTATGATGAAATGAAAAGACAATGCAACAGTAAATCTTCTTATAAATCCTATCAAAGGGATTGTAGGAGGGTTTTTGCAAGTCAAAAGAACAAAGAAGAAACATTTGTTGACTCCATTGATGGTGAAATATCAAGAACAATGTATGAAGATGGGCAGATAGAATCAGTTATCAGAGCAAGCAGGATGATTACCACTGTTGATGAAATGGCTGAATTTTGCAAGATAAATAAGGAAGATTTCTTCCCACCAAAGATTGTTACGAATAGATGGGGGACAGCAGAGAATCCAAACTGGCAATTTAAGGTGTTCTGGGTTCCCAAGTATGATTCTACAAAAGAATTGAAACCAAGAGAAGCAAAAAAGATATTTGAGAAAGTGGTAAGTGATTTTGTAGTATTAAAAAATAAAAAAAATATTCCTGTAAATGAAGAGGGAAGAGTTGTTGAAATGAACATCCCAGATTTGCACTTTGGGCAATTGTCTTGGGGTGATGAAATAGGGATGCCAGATACAGGGAATTATGATCTGAACATAGCAAGAGACGAATTCTTGAAAGCGATTGAATTTTATTGTAGTTACTATGCAGATAAAAAAGTAAAGAAATTCATATTTCCAGTAGGAAGTGATCTATTCAATCAAAACACAGAAGCTGGCACAATCAATGGTACTCCACAAGATGAAGATTCAAGACCAAAGAAAACATTTGAAGTGGTGTTGCAAACCATGCTGATTGTCATAGACAAGTTGTCAGATATTGCTCCTGTTGATGTTGTATTTATTCCCGGCAATCATGATTCTGATATAGCATTCTACCTTGATTGTGCATTGAAGATGAGATACATGGACAATCCATTAATAAATGTAGATATCACTCCAAATGACAGAAAATATATACAGATAGGGAACACGTTGCTTACCTTGACACATGGCAAGACAAAAGGGAAAGCTATTGCTCTTGAAAATTATCCTTCCATTGTAGCAGATGAAGCAAGGGAGTTATGGAGCAAATGCAAATACAAAGAAGTACATATCGGACATTTGCATCATAAGAAAACAATCAATACAACGTTGGAGGACGAATTCAGAGGGGTGATTGTTCGTGTATTGAGTTCTCTTGCACAGATAGACTATTGGCATCATTCATCGGGATACAGAGGGACAAGACAAGCAGAAGCATTTGAATATGATGAAAAAAAGGGTCTATGTAGTATAATCATATATAGGCCAGATGAATAAAAAGGTAAACAACCATGACTGTAAACGATAAACTGAGAAACACTACAATACAACATGCTCATTTTATAGAGCAGTACAAGAATCATGAGATAAAGAAGATTCTTGCATTGCTCAACAAGTCAGACAATTCATTAAGGGATCAACTAAAAAAATACAAGGGTAAAACAGATACTATTACATCAAAGAGATTGAAACTGATGAGGCAAGATATCAAGGATATTGTAGGAGAATCAAAACAAGTACTAAGTACAAAAATTGATGATCTTGCTATAAACTTTGGTAATCTGGAAAGCAAATGGCTGGGAGATATCATTCATGATGCAGTTCCAAATGAAGTACCTATTTCATTTATCCAGCCATCACCAACACAGATACTGGCCGCAGTAAAAGCAACACCTTTCAACAATACAACATTGCAAGACATGATCACTACATGGAGTACATCAAAAATAAAGCTCTTTACAAACGCCACACAGCAAGCTTTTATCCAAGGGCAAGGTATTGATGATGTTGTACGTATATTGTTTGGTACACGAGCATTACAATACACTGACGGGCTTGTAGATGGCACACGAAGACAGATCAGAACACAAGTAAGAACAGCAATGAATCATTTTTCAAGTACAGCAAGAGATTTGACATACAAGCAGAATTCTGATCTTATCAAGGGCGTACAGTGGGTTGCTACGCTTGATGGAAGAACAACATTGCAATGTATAAATCTTGATGGAAAAGTGGATTATGAAGATGGATCAAGAAGAGAACTGAATGGATTACGTCCGCCAGCTCATTACAACTGCCGTTCCACTACAGTACCTGTAATCAAGTCATTGAAAGAATTAGGGTTATCAGACAAGGAATTTTCGTCTTCAACAAGAGCTTCGATGAATGGACAAGTACCAGAGACAAAAAAATACAAGGATTGGTTCAATGATCAACCTGCCGCTTTTCAGCAACAAGTGCTTGGTAAGAAGCGATATGATCTGTATAAGAAAGATGGGTTACCATTGGATAAATTTATTGAGAATGGACAGACATTAACATTGAATCAGCTTGCGATGGTTGATAAGCAAAATGTATCAGTCAGAAGATATAACAATGTAAATAATCTTGATGAAGCGCAACAAGTATTTGTTGATAAACTTGGAGTGAAGACCATAGATATTGCTGGATTAAATGAAACTGATGGGTTGCAAGTAGTAAATAGATTTGGTGATGTTATTGGTAATGATATTTTGGATAATTTCCCACAATTAGAAGAATATAGAAAAAATGGAATAAATTCAAAGCTTAATAAGCTATTGATTACTAATGATTCAGCTGGATATGGAACAGCACAATATCATATAAGAGAGAAAAAATTTGTATTGCCTAAGGAATCCTTAAATTTAGCTACAAAACCAGAGGAACTTTTGATATCTCAACACACTCCATTTGTTCATAATGTTGGGACAGATTTGAATTCTATTATAAGACATGAATATGGGCACCATGTTATGAGAGCTATGTTACCAGCAGAAAAGTATAGAAGCGTTTTTAAGATATATGATAAAGCAATGGAAAGCAATGCAGTAAGTAAGATATCAAAATATGCTGTTACAAGTGCGGATGAAATGTTTGCAGAAGCATTTTCGGCTTATACATCTCCATTATATGGGAAAGATGCAACAAAATTTTTGCCTGATTGGGCAGAGGAAATGATGAAAGATATTATAGGAGATAGAACAAAATGATATTGGAACCAATTTGTTTTAAAAGGAAATGTAAACATTATCTTGGAATATATCAGCCAAATGGTACAGAAATTGGAGAGGTACCATATTGTGAAGCATTTGAACATGGAATACCAGATGAAATTTTAAGTGGGGAAAACAAGCATATAAAACCGCTCAAAGATCAAGAGAATGATGTTGTCTTTGATAAGCTTAAAACTTAATTAAAAAATAACGGTCATGTAGTATAATACAAATATAGAGAGAAAGGAGAATTTAGATGGAAGCATTCTTGAATAAATTAAAGGAGCTTCTCAAGGAAGTGGAAGGCGTTGATATGAACGCTATTGAAACGGAATTGAAGAGCCTTGTGGGCACTGAAGATGAGAAACAGAAGTTGATTGCCAAGAATAAGGAATTGATTGGTGAGAAACGTTCTTTACAGGAGAAAGTAAAGAATCTTGAAGAACAAGTAAACGGATTTGATACAGAAGAATTGGAAAGGCTGAAGCAATTTGAAGCTGATACACTTGCAAAGGGTGACAACAAAGTCAACATTGAAGATATTAAATCAAAGGTTGAATTGAAATGGAAAAATCAGCTTTCTGCAAAGGAAAAAGAACTTGAAGATGTAAAGAATAATCTGGCTGCAGTAAACAGCAAATTGGAAGATATGCTGGTAGATCAGGAGCTTGAAAAACAGTTCACCACTGGAAAGAAAGTGATTGATGCACACAGACCGATGTTGAAAGTTTTCTTCAAGAGCAAGGTTAAAGTTGAAACAGATGGAGACGATCGTGTTGTCTACATTAGAGATAATGGGCAGGAATTGCCAATCGCAGATTATTTTGAATTCTGGAAAGGTACAGCAGATGCAAAGACCTATCTGGAAGCTGATGTAAACACTGGTGGTGGAGCATCTGGTAGCAAGAATGGATTCAAGCAAAAGAAATCTTGGAAAGATATGACAGTGAAAGAACGTGTTGATCTATTCAAGGAGAATCCAACTGAATATGCTAGGCTGAAAGCTGAAAACAACAAGAAATAGAGAATAGGAGATTTATAAGATGGCTGAGACTAAGATTGCTAATATTGTGGTACCAGAGGTATATAATGATTACGCTATTGAGCGTTCGATTTATCATTCCTCTTTGTACAAGAGTGGAATTATTGTAAGAGACCCGCAGATTGATGCGGCTCTTGATGGTGGTGCAAAACAGTTTGTCACTCCTTTCTGGAAGGATTTGATCCATGCTGACAAGATGGACGAAGTGCCAGATGAAGATATTGATGTTGAGACTGACAACATTGAAGCATCCGAATTTACTGTACGCAGATTGATGCGTGTGAAGAAATGGGGTGCTAATGATCTGTCTGCTGTACTTGCTGGGGAAGACCCAATCAATGCAATTCAGAACATGACTGAGAACTTCTGGTACAAGGCAATGCAGAATGTATTGTTCGCCAGTGTACGTGGTGTCATTGCAGATAATGCAAATGATGGTAATGATATGGTTAAGGACCTCACTGGTCAAACTGGCGATGATGCAAAGATTTCTTCGAATTCGATCATTGAAGCAATCTTCTTGATGGGCGATAGGTTCCAAGAGATCACAGCTTTGTCTATGCACAGTGTGCCTTATGCAAGACTTGTACAGGCTAACCTGATTGATTTCGAGCCAGATTCTGAACAGAATGTTGGATTTGGAACTTACCTTGGCAAGACTGTTATCCTTGATGATGATCAGACTTATACACTGGAGACCATTGGCGGAGTTGAGAACACTCCTGTTTACTGGACTACCTTGTACAAGAGAGGTGCATTTGGATACGGTGAGAGTGCCGCACGTTATGTAATGACTGAAATTGATAGAAACGCCGACAAGGGTGGTGGTATTGATTACTTGCACAGTAGACGTGTATTTGCAATGCATCCAGCTGGTTTCGATTGGCAGGAAGCTTCTGTTGCAAAGCAGTTCCCAACCAATGCAGAGCTTGCAACTTCGACAAACTGGGACAGAGCCTACAGTTCTGTGAAGAATGTTGGATTTGTTGTTCTCAAGACACTGGGTTAATAGACAAACAGAATTAATGCTTGCTTCTTGAAGATAAGGAGCAAGCGTATATTCATGGGAGAAATGAATAATGCCTAAATTTAGAGATAATGAAAGTCATTCACTTGGTGGAGTTGATGGGACTCTTGCAGATCGTGGTGACTTATATATTGACGCAAGTTATTTGTATATTGCTACTGCTGATAATGGAGTTACTGGAACAAACTGGAAGAAGATTACACTGGCGGCATTGTAAGGAGTAAGAAATGGATATGGTGAAACCTCCCTCAATTGATACATCAAGGCTAAGACAATCCTTGTCTAAACAAGAATTCGATGGGAAATTTAACGATTTGAGAAAGCAAATGAGGGAGCTTTCTGAAGTCGTATTTGAAACGAAAAAGGCATATGGGGAAATGTATATTGAGGTCGAAAAGCTTACAAAAGAAGTTGAAAGACTGAAGAAAGCATTGAAAACCTCTACAAAGAAAGAGGACTAAATAATGAAGTCAGATGGAGATTTAGAAAAATCATCTGCAACTATAATTGAGCATGTCGTGGAGGAATAAGTAATGGTTGATATGTGGAAAGATATTCTGTTGATAGTATTTGGTGGTGGATTCATTTTTGAATTTATCCGCATTTTCAAGAAAAAAGGTTGTGAACAACAGATTATAAAAGAACATGATATGCACCTTATTACTTTGCAGAGAGAAAGTGATGTTTTAAAAGAACGTGTATATGCTCTTGAGCAGTCTACATCCATCAGACTGACAGCGATAGAAGTTGAGTTGAAAAATCTTTCCGCAGACATCCAAGAAATCTCCAAAGATGTGAAAATGATATTAAAGAGGAACATATATGGGGAGGAATAAAAATGTTTATCGTTGAAGATGGCACTGGACTTACAAACGCTAACTCATATTGTTCTGTTGAGGAATTCAGACAATACTGGACTGATCGTGGTGTTGATTATTCTGCAAAGACAGATGAAGAGATAGAACAGAATCTAGTAAAGGCCACACAATATATTGATAAAAATTTTAGATACATCGGAGTACGACCTACAAGGAACCAAGCATTGAATTGGCCTAGATGGTATGCTTATTCAGAAGAAGGCTATGTATATAGTGGAGTACCAACTGACATTGTAAGTGCAACGTGTGAAGCAGGAGCATTGGCTATTGCTGGAACATCCTTCTTTGCTACTACAGAAACTGGTGTATCAGAGAAAACAGAGAATGTAGGGCCTGTACAAACAACATACAAATATCAGACTTCGCAAACTGGCAGGGTTGCATATCAAGCAGTACAAGTGTACTTGAAAGATTTGATCAGATTGAAGAGCCATAGAATACGGAGGTACTAGATGGATTATCAAGCGATTCTCGCAAATGTAGTTCTTCCAAAATTAAAAGAGTTTGGCAAACCCATAACAATCAAACAACAAACATCTGTTGTTGGTGATTGGGTCAAGTCATTTGATGCAGTTGAATCACAGTATATATGGACAAATGAAGCGACCGGGGAAATTACTTATGAAGAACCTTCTGGATCAATTAGTGAATTTGTTGTTGATGGTATAGAAAGTGCTTTCAAAAAGAAAGATATCGATGGCGATTTTGTAAAAGCCGGAGATATACAGCTGTATATAACACCAGATATTACTCCCTCTTTGGGGGATATTGTTGTATTAGCTGATAAAGATTATACAGTATATCATATCGAGCCTATCAGACCTGCCTCTCTTGTATTGATGTATTTGTTGTATATAAGGACTGCAAATGGCTAATTACAACAATCCTAATGACATAAAAAACATTGGAGATAATACAATAGCCAATCTCAATAAGATTATGAGACTTGCCGCATTACATCTGTTCAGACAGGTGATATTAAAGACTCCAGTGGATACAGGACGTGCAAGAGGGAATTGGTTTACTACGGTAGGTGATTTGTCAAATTCAGTTGCACTGAAAGGGAGAAGCGAAGAAGAAACAATCAATGAAATGATTGATACAATATCTAGTGGAAGAATCAAGCAAGGGTTTTTCTTGACAAACAATCTACCTTATATCCAGAAGCTGGAATATGGTCAATATCCAAATCCGCCAAAATCTGGAAACAGGACAACAAACGGATATTCAAAACAAGCTCCAGAAGGCATGGTCAGAATATCAATGCAACAAATAGAAAACGATCTACAAGAAATCATTGAAGATGTTGTAAGCAAAAGAAGAGGATCAATAAAAGAAGGGAAAGAGAGGTTATCCATAAATGACTAAAACAGCAATACAAAAGACATTGACGCAAGCATGTATTGAGTGGGCTACAGATCAAGGTATTCCTTTTGTTGTATCCAATCAAGATTATGAGCCAATAGTAGGGCAATCATATGCAAGGCAATGGTTTATGGATAACACTCCAGTGGATACAGTGCTTGCAGAAGGTCATGAAAGATTGATTGGTATGATGCAGATTGATTTGAATGTGCCATATGGACAGGGTGAAGCAGAAATACTTGATCTTTATGAATCTTTCAAACTAATTTTTAAAACAAATGGAAGGATAAGAAATAAACAGGGTATGGTGCAACTTGCAAAAGTATATCTACAGGGAAGCAATGCAGAGTCACCATGGTACACAAGATATATCACTGTTGAGTATTCAGCTTTTAGTGATAATTGATAATAAGGAACGTATTGTATAATAAAGATACAGTAAGAATAAATAAATAGGAGATTATGATATGGCTAAGGATAGGCTCGTAGGAAATGATGGGGCTTTGTATTTAATAGAGGAGGCAACTGCTTTTGTTGGCGATGCTATAAAGACACTGGATGAACTGGCTGGCGGAACTGCGGCATCTGGAGATGGAAAAGGTTTCTACCAAGTAACTGCGATTGCAGATGCAAGTTCTGTATTCAATTGGGATAACCCAGAAGTAAAAGACTACTTCTACAATGATGGGACACTTGTTCTGGCAACTGGAGATAAGGTGGCACCTGTATGCTTGCTCAATAAAACTGCTGAAGATACATCGGTAAAATCTTTTGATATTACATTGACAAAAGACAAGATTGATGTTACTACCCTTTCCGATAAAGTAAAAACTTATAGGATGGGCAAAGTTGATGCTTCTGGCACAATGACTGGTATCACTACTGTGACCAACCATCTGATCAAGAAGAGATTCTTGGATATTTTGGAAGTTTCCAGCACTGGTGCTTTCACCATGATCAGAAAATCCAATCAGCCACTTTTCTTCTTGGGATATCTCAATGATGAAGAGATTGCAAATGATACTTTGCTGGCTGTTGTTGGAAAGATTGAAATTGAAAGTGGTTCACTTGGCGCTACCGATGGATCGGCGCAGGAATTCAGCTCTGGTTTTGCACCTAGCTCTGCAGACAAGTTGCAGGTGATCACCATTGCAGTACCTGCTTCCTAAGTTGGAATAAACGATATGCAGGGAGCCTTAGGGTTATCCCTGCTATTTTTTAATTAATAAAAAAAGGATGTAAACATGGAAGAAGAAAAGAAAGAAGAATTGATTGAGCAAGATTTTTTGCTTGATATCTCTGATGAGGAAGAAATCTATACACTTGAATGTCTTGGGAACAAGAAAAGACCAGTCGATAAACAGATGCGTGTATATATTAAACCTCTGTCTGGTAAAGACTTGGCACAGATTTCTAGTCATATCAGAAAAGACATAACCAATTATAAGAAAGACCATCCAGAAGATGATCGAACATTCATGGAACTCTATAACATGTTTTCTGAATATTGGGAATTTGTGTATAGAGTAGATAAGATAGAAAACTTTTTCTATAAGTATAAAGGTGAAACAAAAGAGATTACAAATATTGCTGATTTGTATACATTCAAGAATAGCAAGATGGCTATTGCTGTGAGTGATCTGAGAATGAAATTTATGCGTATGGATACGCTTGACACAAAAAACTGATAATCGCATTCATCCTATGGGTTGAGGGGAATGCGAACTACAAGAGAAACCCACTTACTGAAAATAGACCACATTTGGTCAGTTGTAGCTTAGGGACGTATTCATTCAAGAAAGGTAAGATTCCAGATTTTATGACAAGTTATTTTTATGACTGGGTAAGGCTCTGGAAATGGTATCAAAAAGGATGGTTGCCGTATAGTAAAGGATGGTTTGAACATCCATGGAAGATCATAAAAGTATGTGAGTTGTTTGATAGGTTGATGAACGAGAAGGGGAACAAATAATGGCACTTGACAAATATGGAATTGCTTTACAAGTCAAAAGTGATCTTGGAGTAGCACAATCTGGACTTACCAAAATGCAAGGTAGCACCAGAGATTTGATTACAAAATTTGCCAAGGTTGCTGTTGGTGCCGCTTCTTTCACTGCCGCCTTGATGTTGCTTAAAAAAGAACTTACTGCGGCATACCAAGCATCAATAAAATTCAATGAAGGTTTGTCAAATGTAGCAACATTGATTCCCGGTAATATAGCAAGGGTCGAGGAACTGAAAGAAAGCTTGAAATCAATGGCTGTTGATTCTGGCAAATCCCTTGATGATCTTACTGATGGATTGTATCAAGTAA